GCCAGAGTTTCGGCGCGAATACCTGGCAGAGCGCGTCACTGACAAGACGTTAGCAGTGGTGGGCGAAGACTGGGAGAACGCCCGAGAAGCCTGCATGGTGGAGGTACCGAGGCCAGAGTTTTACGACGGCTACGTTAGCCTGGACTTCGGAGGTGTTGACCCACACGCCGCCTTGTTTGGTTTCTGGGACTTCAAGGCAGGTCAGCTCGTTATTGAAGACGAAGTACTGCTACGCGACGGCGAAAACACGGCCCAGCTTGCGGAGGCCATTAAGGCAAAAGAAAGGGCGCTTTGGGGTGCTTCTGGCTGGAATGGTACCCTTCGAGGCGCTGCAGAGGCGCAAAACCTGCCAGAATGGATTCAGCAAGGCATTCAAGCCCCTGCTCAACCCTACCTGCGAGTTTGCGACACTGACGTTGCGCTGGCTCGCGACTTAGCCCAGCTTCATGGAATCGGCTTCCTACCCACAGCCAAAGACGAAAAGGTGCTGCAGGTAAACGAGCTTCGAGTCTTATTTAGACAGGGACGGGTCAAAATAAACCCACGTTGTCGAAATTTAGACAGACATCTACGCCAAACGCTCTGGAGCAGCCCAAGGCAGACAGACTACAAGCGCAAGAATGGAGAACACGGCGACTTGCTGGACGCCCTTGTCTACATGGTGCGCAATGTACGGAAAGCCCGTAACCCATGGCCCGAGAATTGGGGCGTCAACCGAGACAATACGTGGGTGCGACCCGAGCCACCTTCAAGCCTAAAAAAGCTGGTAAGGCGTTAAAAGTTGACATTCTTAAAGCTTAAGACTCTAATTGATTCAATAGGCTAGGCCCCTTGAGTGTTTCTACATGTCCGTCGCGAGAGCCACGAGACACAAGAAAAACACAATAGGCTCTTAGCAATGCAGTGACTCTTCGGCTTCGGCCCAAGAAACAGCATAAAACACTTACTTTTTCTCAATTTCTAACGCGCAAAATGCGCTGGGAGTCTCAAAATGGCTGACGTACCCTCTACAATTTCGACGCTTGCTGGTTTGCATAAGGAAGTTTACGGAAACGAAGCTGACATCGACAAGGTGTTGCCTGCCTCTGCAGTTTTGCAGGACGTTATCCCTTTCGATACGGCCTCTAAAATCGGCGACAGCTACCACCAGGCTGTTCACCTTTCACACTCCAACGGCTTTACCTACAACGGAAGCGGCGGCGGCGTCGTTTCATTGCAGGACAGCATCGCAGCAGTCTTGCGCGACGCTACCATCACCTCTTCTGAAGTGATTGGCCGCGAGCAGTTGTCCTACACTGCAGCTTCGCGCGCTGCCTCAGGTGGCCCCCAGGCTTTCCGCAAGGCCATGACGCAAACCATCATGAACCTGCGCAAGTCGGCTGTTAAGCGCCTTGAATTGTCCTTGCTGTACGGACAAGACGGCTTGGGCGTTGTCGAGTCGCGAAGCAACGACAACATCGTCATCAAGGCTTCTGACTGGTCTCCAATGACGTTTACGGGCCTCAATAACTCCCTTATGGAGTTCTGGAGAACCTCGACCGAGACTGGTAACACCTCGGGCTCTACCCTTAACACTGTCACCTACTCGTCGCGCACCTTGGGGTTTGCCGCTTCTGGACCTTCAGGCGGCACGGCAGTGGCTGCGGACGACGTGCTGTACTTCATCGGCGCTTTCGACGGTACCAACTACGGCGAAATGGTCGGTTTGATGAAGATTGCGGGCTCGTCCACCACCTTGTTTGGCATTAACCCTGCGACGGCTGGCCAGTCTGAATGGCGCGGCAACACTGTGACGTCGTTCGGCGCACCCACCATGGCGCGTTACTTGTCGGCTCTCACCAATGCAGTCGAACGCGGCTTGGAAGGCAAGGCTTTCTTGCTTGTTCCGCCCAAGGCCTTCGAAGTACTCAACAGCGACATGGCTGGCCAGCGCATGTTTGACGGCAGCTACAGCAAGTCGATTGCTTCTAACGGCGCTCAGGCTCTTCGTTTCTACGGCCAGAACGGCGAAATCGAATTGCGCGTGCATCCGTACCTGCGCAACGGTGACTCAGTGTTCTTTGACCCTGAAGCCTTCAAGCGCATTGGCTCGGCTGAATTGGGCATGGGTGTTCCTGGTACCGCCGACGAGCGTCAAATCTACTTCCACCTCGAAAGCAAGAACGCTGTCGAGTTGCGTACGTACACTGACCAGGCGCTCTTCTGTGTCGCTCCGAATAAGAACGTCAAGATTTCTGGCCTGACGTACCCGTAACAGACTGAAGCAACGGGCCCCTGGGAAACTGGGGGCCCATTAGCTTTTCCAACCCTTTTGGAGATTTCTTTATGGCTGATACGGCTTCCATTCTGGTTATTGACCAGACAGACGCACTCGACATCGGGACGCGAAATAGCAAAGACGCGCTCGAAATCATTCGCAATTACATGAATGGCGCTCTTGGCGGTAACAAGCGCGTTAACAGCATTCGCGTGTTTCCAGACGGCACCGATAACGTGTACGCCTCGGGTACTGTCACCATCGCCTCGGGCTCTGGCACCGTGTCGATTACCATCAACGGCGTCGCAATCAGCCGAACGTGGGCGACTTCAGACACTGCTACGGCGACCGCTTTCGTCACTGACATCAACGGCAGCGCCAATGCGTTAGTTAAAAACCACGTTGCGGCCTCATCTGCTGCAGGCGTTGTGACAATTACCGCCAAGGCACCTGGCCAGTGGGGCAATGCTGTGACGCTGGCAGCAGCGGGCACGGGTATGACGGCTTCGGGCGCTCGCTTGGCGAGTGGCGCTGGTTGCGATACTGCAGCAGTTACCATTTCACTCTAAGAGGCCAACCATGGACGGATTCAAAAAAGCTGCAAAGCTTGAGGCCCTTAAGGAAATCATGGCTATGCTGGGCGACATGGAAGCCGAGCCTTTCATGCCTAGGCCTGAAATGAAGGCGGTTAAGGTGGGCATTGTGGCCAAAAAGCCCATGGGCGAGGGCATGGAAATGTCGGAAGACATGGAAGCGCCTGAGGGCATGGAGAAGCCAGAAGAAGAAAAAGACGGCTTGGAAATTGAGGCCAAGGGCGAAAGCATCGAGGAGTTGAAGCGCAAACTCGCTGATTTGTTGAAATAACAGGGAGCGCGCATGGCGATTGACTACACGACTGTCGGGCTTTTGGCATCTATTCGCCGTCGCGCCTCTATTCCGTCAACGGTTACGACGGGCAGCGACGACTCGTCGTTGTTGGCTTACCTCAACGAGGAATTGCAACTGCACATGGCGGCGCAGTTGGTTTCAGTGCGGGAAGAATACTACCTAAGGCATTCTGACACGGCGCTGTCGACGACAACATACCGCATCCCGACGCGCGCTTTGGGTGGCAGTCTTCGAAACGTACAGCTGCTCGACGGTAGCGCTCGGCCTGTCCTTCAGTTGTCGAGGCTGTCGCAAGAAAAACTTCCCAATTACGCCACCCAGGCGCAAACCATTGGCTATCTCGTCGAGGGAAACAACATCAGGCTTTATCCCTCTGCAAGCTGGGGCGGCGCAACAACGCTGCGCATTTCGTACTTTGAAAGGCCTTCCGAGGTTGTTGTTATTGGCAACGGCACTCGTGCAATTCAGGCGATCAACACAGGCACAAATCAAGTCACTATTTCGTCGTCGACTGGCTTTACAACGTCAACTGCGGTTGATTTCATTAAAAGTAACGCTAATTTCGAGTGTTTGAGCATTGATGTGTTGCCAACAGGCGTAGCGTCAACAGTTCTTACCTTTTCCTCGCTTCCAAGTGGTTTGGCTGTTGGAGATTATGTGTCGTTGGCGCAAACATCGCCCGTTGCACAGCTACCGGCAGAGTTTGTTCCAGTGCTTTGCCAGCGCGTTGCAGTGCGTTTCTTGGCTGCAATTAACGACACAGTGCAGCTTGAAGTAGCCCAAACTGAGTTGGCGAGAATGCAGGCATCTATTGGCATTCTGACAGCGCCTCGAGTCGAGGGAGGGCCAAGGAAAATATTTCAGACAGGCGGTGCCTTGGCGGGTAATAGGTGGCGCGCTCGAAGTGGCATTGGGGTATTTTAGAAACCTTTTGGAGGCGTTAGGCAATGGCGCAAGACACCAAATTGCAAGCCGTTGGCTTGTATACAAATCCATCGGATCTGCAGAGGCCCGATGGTGCGCTCACCGTCGCCGACAACGTAATTGTTAAGCGAGAAGGCGTTATTGAGCCGAGGCGCGGTTTCCGAAAGTTTTGTGACAGCACAGGTCCATCGGGCTCAGACCCATTTTTTCTTGCTGCTGCATACGACAGAACGATTGTTACCGCAAACAACGACGGGTACATCGGGCATTTGAATGTTGGCCTCAATGACAATTCGGGCACACTGACGACTGAGTCGGTGAATTGGGTGGAAGCTGCCTACACATGGAGCATTGCTAACGGAAACCTTTACATCCCGACTGATTATGGCGTTTACAAGAAGACAAGCTATAACGCCTCACCCATTCGCGCAGGATCTCCCAAGGGCCCTGGCTTAGACTTAGATGGTCGCGTCGCAACTGCAGCCATCGGCCAAATGTCGTTGACGTCAAATGTTGTAACCGTCAATACATCGGCAGCGCATGGCTTTTATGTCGGGCAAATTGTTGCTCAAACCAGCGCGACTGAGGCCCCCTACGCAAAAGGAAATTACGTTGTTTTGACTGTGCCTTCCTCGACAAGCTTTACCTACGCGCTAACGGCAGGCAATGACGCTGGAAACGCGAATGCGCACACGTTTCAGCCAGCGCAGCTCAACACAACGAATGGTTGGTTGGAGGATGGCTACCAAGTCGCCTACCGGTATGTCTTCAATTCTCCAGACGCAAACTACTCAGAAATCGTCTCTGCGCCTTCGCCTCGGTGTACAGTCTCAAACACCAGCTCTTCTGTTGGTTATGTTGCAGCAACCAAAGCAAACCCCATTCTTCGGCTTTTTGTGCCTTCATGGTTCACCTTGGCGCAAGAATCAACAGTAACTGTCAGAGTTTACCGCTCCAAGCAAACGCCTGTGGGCGTCGAGCCTTCCGACGAAATGGGCCTGATTGCAGAGAGGATTTTAACGCGCTCTGAATACAGTCGAAACTCTTTTGACATTGTAGACATTACGCCTGACGCGATGCGCGGCGAAGCGTTGTATACAAACCCCTCACAAGAGGGCATTGAGCAAAGCAATGATTTGCCGCCTGAAATTGAAAGTCCAGCTTGCTCAGTATTTGACGGCCAGCGACTGTTGATTTCTGGTAATACAAGACAACCTCACCGGCTGCTGGTGTCGTTGTTGGCTGTAGGTGGAGCGAACGGCATACAAAACAACGACGTTCTTAATTTAGGTGTTTCTGGCATTAAGGGCGTTACGGGAACTCCATCGACGGCAACTGAATTTAAAATTGAGACATCGGGCAGCGATGCTCAAAACATACGAAACACGGCCCTTAATCTGTGCGCGGCAATTAACAGGGATCATTCAGACGCTTACGCCTATTACGTCTCAAACGCCAATGACGCTCCAGGGCAAATTTTGGTTGTTAGTAACTTGCCAGCAGGTGGAGGCAATTTTAGAGCAGAAAGCAGCGGCAAAAGAGACGCCTTTTACCCTGTTTTCGGTGCTGCCAGCGCAACGTTTAGCTGCACTCGAAGTGGCTCAACAGTAACAGCTACCATTGGCTCTGGCGTTCACAACTTCAAAGCTGGTGAGTCCATCACGATTGGCAACCCCAGCGCCAACTTCCCCGAAGGCCCGTTTACCATTTTGACGGTAACAACAACAACGCTTACCTTTACAAGCAGCGGCAGTGCAGTCACTGAAAATCACAACATTTACAGCACCGAAGCGCCAAAGTCAGACAATGACGCCCAATTTGCAAGAGTCTACGAAAGCAAGCCATTCCAGCCAGACGCCTTTCCCTTATTGAATTATGCAGACATCGGGGACACAACAAAGCGCGTTTGGGCGATGGCTGTTGTTCGAAATGCCGTTTTTGCATTTAAGGAAGACGGGCTTTTTATTCGCACAGCCCCGTTAACGTGGGAGTTGTTCGACGGTACCGTTAAGCTTGTGTCATTCAGAAGCGTTTCAACGTTGCTAAACAACATTTACGCTTGGACAACACAAGGCGTCGTCGCAATTAACGACACAGGCGTTGAAATCATTTCAAGGCCCATAGAGAGGACACTTACAGACGCTTTCAACTCGTTTCCGAGCGCTGCCAAAGAATATGGGTTTGGCGTTGCCAATGAGGTTGATCGCACCTACCACCTGTATGCGCCTGGAACTGCTTCTTTCTCTAGGCAGTGTTTCACTTACAACGCCATCACGCGCGCATGGACGCGCGAAACCATCGGCAACTTAGAGTTTGCTGGGGCTGTCGTTGCGACAGACGAATACAACAAACTACATCGAGCAGTATTTACGGTTGATGGCAAACTGTTGATGCAGCGCAATAAAAACGTCAAAGAAGATTACCAAGACGTTAGCGGTACATTTTACACGCCCAACAGCAAGGTTGCCGCCTACTTGGTGTACAACGTCGCCCCAGGCTTTGCGCAGGGTGATTTCATTGTTTCCGACACAGGTAATGTGCATCAAATAACAACCATCGTTGGAACATCTTATTATGTGACGCCCAATGTTGTGTTGACGGATACTTCATACGCCTTGACGGTAGGCATTCCGACTTCATGGCAATATGCGCCCATTACAGCCGGAAACCCTGACTTGTTGAAAATGTTTCGGCAGGCCAATGTGTTGTTTCAAAACTGCCACGCGCAAACAATGGCGCTGGAGTTTTCAACAGAATTAAGGACAACCCCTGAATCTCAGACTGTCGACCTGCAAACCATTGTAGGCCAATGGGGCGCAACGTGGGATGGCATCGAGAGGCCATTCAACCTCTCAACACTTATTCCTCAAGAAATGCGCAGGGCAACTCGACTCAACATAAAGGCAACGATTAACAGGCCACTACAGGTATTTGCTGTTAACGGCTTGTCGCTTCGCTTTACAGCTTCGGGTGACAAGGTGTCCAAATGAGCCTTATTTCCGGCTTTAAGCTGCAGGTTGAGGAATACGCCAGCCAGGCTACATGGATTGAGAAGCTGTTAAGGCCTCTGAACAATTTTTCGCAAAGCACAGTAAACGCTGTCAACGGTGGCCTTATTGTGGGCCAAAACGTGATGGCGACGTACAAAACATCGCGCGTTGTCATTCCCCCCTTGGTTTGGGTCAATTTGACGCCCGAGAATAGCACCCAGACGGCGGGAGAGCCGACGCTTGGCTATAGGGTGGCTTGGGATGGCTCTGTTTATATTCGAGGCGCGGTTGCTCCAACAACCAAATCGAATGGAACTGTTTTGTGGACGCTTCCAAGCGCCAGTCTTTACCCTGAAACGACGCTGACTTTGATGTTAAATCATGATCACGGCAGTAGCCATGCCTACTGCACTGTGTCGGCCAGTGACGGCAAATTGCGTATCTACAATTTGAGCGCTTCGGCAACCAACGTCTTTTTCAACGAAACTCACTTTTTGGCCAAAAACCCACCTGCTCTGCCAACATTTACAGGCCCAGATTGGCCCCTAAAGCTGGCCACAGACATGCCAGCAACGGTTAAGTCGGTAATAGTGGCTAATTGTGTTGACGTCGAAACGTCTCTTGCTTTGGGCCATGGCTTGGCTGGTGTAGACTGGAGTCAAGCAACACGAAACGAAATCGTTATTCGGAGAATAAACGGACTGACTCCGAACAGAAGTTACGATGTCACTTTTCTTATGTTTGGAGGCTAACCAATGGCCTTTATACGTGATGATGAATTTTTGAAGGCAATTCAGCAAGGCCAACCAATGGCGAGGCCATCTGGTGTAAGCCTTGGCCCTGTAGGTCGCTCCAGTGGAAGTGGTGGCGGCGCATCTGCACCTATTGTCGGCTCGACAGGCGCAAAAGCACCATTGCTTGCCGACTACCTCAAAGCAGCCCAAGGCAGCAAAATGGCCGAAACTGTCGCAGGTGGCCTCGAGAGGCAAGCCGAACGACTTAAGGGTGGAACTGTCACCACAGGCGCACAAGGCGAAACAGGCCTTAAAATTCAAACAGGCGTTGCGGCACCGACACAAGAGCGGCAAGCCGTCATACAGGCAGGAATCTACCAAAGAGGAAAGCCAGGGCCCATTCAAGACTTTACAGGCCCAGGCTACGAGGCACCCAGGGTACCTTCCTTGGGAAGTGCGACATTGACGCAGGCGCAAGCTCAAAAACAGGCCGAAACTGTCGAAAGCAAGGCGCGGGCAGCAGGATTGGAGGGTGGCGCGCAAAGCCTTTTGCAGCAACAATACGGCAAAGGCCAGACATACACCCAAGGCGAGCAAATGCTCGATGCAGCCATTTTGGGAAACCAAGCCGGTGGGCGATTGGGTGAATTGTCTAAAAAATATTCTGATTTGTATTCGCAGCTCGGTGGGCGCTTCGACAAAGCAGCGTCAGACTTTGCGAAAACGCAAAGTACAATGCTTCCAGGGCAAACGCGCACATCAGTATCACAGCAAGAAATTGACGAGATGAACGCCTTCCGAGAGGCGCAACGAGCGCGCAAAGAAGACGAGGCGGCAGAGGCAGCAAGAAAGACGCGACAAATGAAAGACCGCGTTCCACTCGAAGACAGAGTTGGAACTATTTCACAAGAAAGACAAGCGGCAATGATGGGCATGACTTTGGAACAATGGATTGCAGCCGGAAGGCCTTGGAGCTGACATGGACCCGATTACATTAATGCTTGTTGGTGGCGCGATTTCTGCTGTTACGCCTCTCATTGCCGAGGCCTTCGCCTCAGGCGACAGAGAGAAAGCAGAGCGCCTTCGACGCCAAGCGATGCAGGAATACAACATCGACTTGCCGCCTGTCGAAGCGATTGCCGTCCAAAGCCAAGCAGCAATGGCTAAGGGCGATGAAACCGCTAAGTCGTCACGCGCCGAAGCCCTTCGCATGCTTTCTCAACGTGCGAGAGAAGGCTACAACGTCGAAGACATGGCAGCGATTAACGCCGCTTTGGGTGATGTAGCAGCTCAAGAGCGCGGCAGCCGAGAAGCCATTCTTCGCAAGCTTCCAGCCAATAGCGGCGCTCGCACTGCGGCGCTTTTGTCAAACCAACAGGCAGCAGCGCAACAAGCCAACCGAATGGGCCTCGACATTGCGGCAGGATCTCGCCGACAGGCGCTTCAGGGCCTCGCAGCGCAAGGCCAGCTTGCGGGACAGATTGAATCCGAGGCGTTCAACCAGGCCTTCCAGCGTGGACAGGCTGCAGATGTCATTTCACGCTTTAATGAGCAAAACCGCATGAATGCCCAGCAGCTGACGCAGCAACGAGCGCTTGATATGGCCAATTTGCGCGCTGGAGCAGCTTTGGGTGAATCGCAAGCCCTCATGGGGCAGGCTCAGCGAACTCGAGGCGCTGTGGGCGGTACTGGCCAAGCCATCGGCGGCGGCGTCGCACAATACGGCGCGATGCAGGCCTACGAGGAAGACCCTACCGTCAAGCTTCGACGTCGCAAGGCCGAAGACGAGCTTAAAAAATACGGTTACGGGAGCGACTTCTAATGGCAATCAACGGTGAATTGTCGGGTGATGAATTGATGCGCCTCATTGAGGCACGCGAGCGTCGGGCAGAACGAGGCGTCGGCATGTCTGCGCCTGAGTTGCCCTCCGACGTATTAGTTGCAGAGCCGGTAAGCGCTTCTGACGCCTTGACGCCTGAATTGATTCGACAGGTACAAGAGCAAGGCACCGTTAGATTGCCACCACCAGCGCCAGCTGCCACTGACGAATCTGGAAATTGGGTTGAAGACAACGCGAAAAACAGACGCCTTAGCGTTGGACGTCAAATACCAGTAAGCCTAATGCCAGTAGCGCCAGCGCTTGGCAGCATGACGCCAGAGGAAAGCCAGGCCTTGGCAGAAATGACGCTTGGACAATCGCGCAATGCCCGTTTAGAGGCCGTGTTGCCATTTGTCAGAGCTGCTCAGCAAATTAACCAAGCGTGGACAGGTGCCCCCGTTGACGCCGAAGGTTTGCAGGCTGCTCAGGCTACATTGCGACGGCCAGAAGCCGAAGCTGCCCAGCGCTTGGCATTGGCCCGTGAGTTTGCGAAACGTCGCATGGAAGGCGAGTCACTCGAAAAGCAGCTTGCACAGCGCCAACAAATGGCTCAAATGGACGCCCAGCAGGCCAAAGAGCGCTTGGAGTTTGAGAAAGAAAGAAACACTAAGGCGCTTGAATTAGAGCAGCAGCAGCTTGAATTGCGTCGACAGGCCGAAGAAAGGCTTGGAAGGCAACGCCCAGAAGGTGGTGACGCGTTGACACGCCGTAAGCGCGAGCTCGAGGTAGCTAAGCTTGAGCGCGAGCTTGCAGAGGGCCCCGACAGCGTTGCAGCTCTGGAAAGGCAAGCCAGAGCAGAGCGCGCAAAGGCTGAATTGACAGGCCAGCCGACAGCAGCGGAAAAGAAAAAGCAACGCGAGCAAATGGTAGAAATTCGAGATAGGTCAAACAATATCCAACGAAACCTTGCTGAGCTTGAAAAGCTTATTGACGAAGAAGGCACCTATAACGTGGTGGGTGCGCACAACAAAAAGCTTGCGTCGAAAATCTATCAAATCGCAGTCGACACAGCGAAACTTGTAGACCCTTCATCGGTTGCGCGCGAAGGCGAAGTTGCATCGGCGCAGAAGCACATGCTGTTTGAGCCTTCTCCATTCATAAGAAACAGCACTGCAAAAGAACTAATCGAAGAGTTTCGACGCAGCGCAGCAGCTCGCTTAAAGTCGGCTTACGATGTGCGAGGCATAACGCCATTTGAAGAGTCCGAAAGCGTACAAGCGCCCACATGGACAACCGAAAAGCAAAAACGCCTTGAAGAGTTACGCGCCAAACAAGCAAAGGCCGGTGAATAATGGCTTTGACAGAACAAGAAGAATTAGAGCTTCTGGAGTTAGAGCGCGAAGAAGCAATGGCGCGCATGCCCAGCGAAGCAGGCCCTACATCTGCTCGCGAAATGGCTTCGACGCCTGTAGCGCCACCACCTACGCGCCTTCCAGGGCAAGTGTCAGGCATTGAGGCGTTTGGGCGCGGCACATTGGCAGGCGTCACCAGTGACTTCGACGAGGAACTCGGCGCAGCTTTTCAGGCAGGCCTTGAAGCAGCCCGACGCCGCATCGAAAAGTCACAAACAGGACGCACAGCCCTTGAGGCCTTGGGCTTTGGCGTTACGCCCACCCAAACCATGGCAGGTGGCGAGACTTACACTCCAGAGCAAGAAGATTTGACTAAGTTTTACCAAGAAGGCCGAGAAATGGGCCGACTTGAAAAGGAAAGGGCCCAGGCCTCTGCTCCAAAAGCCTACCTTGGCGGGCAGGTAGTTGGGGCAGTTGGCCAGGCCGCATTGGCAGGCGCTGCAGGTGTGCCCGTCGCCAGTCTTGGCGGCGCTGTAGGTATGAGCGCAGCCCAAGGCTTAGGTGCCTCTGAAGCCGATTTGACGCAAGGCGCGGTGGGCGAGGCAGCATTAGACACTGCCACCGGCGCCGCGTTGGGTGCTGCAGCATATGGACTCGGTAAAGGCCTTGAAAAGGCTGCTCCAGTTGTTGGACGGCAGCTTGCGAAAGCAGCCGAAAGAGTCGGTCTTGACGAGGTAGCACAGGCGGCAAAAACTAAAATTGATGACGCCTTGAGGCAGTTTGCAGCCATGCGCGCTGTGAAAGCCACAGGCGCTATTCAGTCAGACATTAACAAAGAGTCAGAAAAGCAAATTCTCAAGAAAGGCCAGACATTGCTTGAAGAAGGCCTTATCCCTTGGAGCGGTAACAAGGCCGTCATTGAGCAGAATGCACTCAAGGCCCAGCAACTTGCTGGCGAGGCAATGGAAGACATTTTGCGCACGGCAGACGCCGAAATGTTCGTTAACCGCTTCGATGTAGCAGCCAAGGGCGCAAAGGAGTTTGACTGGGGCAGAGTGTTGAGCCGAATCAACACTGAAGTGCGCGCAAAGCTTGGCGCAACTGGCCAGCGCGTCTCAGGCGCTTCTTTGCGCTCTGGCGTGGGTGAGTTTGCGCCCTCACTGTTTGACGACATCGCAAAAACAGCTTCAGAAGGTGGCGGCTTTGTGGCAGCCAATCGCCTCAAGAGTGAAATTGCCGACGGCGCTTATTCAACACTCGCGAATAAACTTCAAAACCGAGTTGCAAAGCAGGTGGAGCGCACGCTTAACGATGAAATTGAAAAACAACTTAAAGAGATTGCGGGCGAAAAGATTGCCTCTGAATTTACGCGCGCAAAAAATATTTACGGTGCGACAAAGCTTGCGCAAAAAGGCTTAAAGCGCGCTGCAGCACAACAGGGGAATAACCTGTTTGGGTTGTCTGAAATGCTTGCAGGCCCTTCTTTGGCCGGTATTTCTGCAGTGGTGGGCGCAGAGCCACTAGGCATCGCCACAAGCGGCGCGGTAGGTGCACTCGCAACAAAGCTTGCCAAAGACCGCGGAAGCGCAGTGCTGGCGCGAGGCGCTCAAGCGTTAAGACAAGCGCCTGGCGCAATCACTCAGGCGGCGCAAGCCGCACAGCGTCGCGTACCTGCTCAAGCATTGCAGCGAACATTAAGCCAGCAGCCTGCATTGTTTGGGAAATACGCTCAAATTTTGCAGCAAGCAGCGCAGCAAGGCGAGCAACAGCTGGCCGTCACCGACTACACGCTGGCCAACCAAAGTGAAGAATACCGAAAAATGCGCGAAGAATTGATGAAGGCAGAGAACGAATAAGCTAAGGTACGAGGAACAAGGGACAAATGAAACCAACAGACTATTGGGCACTCGCACCGAAGGATGAAATCGGAACGCGCATCTTCGACAAGGTGCGCCACTACCACGACTTTCTGCGCAACTCGGGACGCCTTGAAAAGATTCGGAAAAGCTTCGCCGTCATGTCGGGTGGCAGCGTTGACGGTACGGGCAAGGTTTCGTGGGAAGTCTCTCGAAGTGGTGAGCAGGGCGAATTGCTGGTGACAGCTGAAAACCACTACCGAAACATCGGAAACAACCTTCTTACACTCATCACTGCGCAGCGCCCCACCATTCAAGTCAAGGCAGCCAATACCGACGCTAAGAGCTTGAGCCAGACGCTTGTTGCAGATGGATTGCTTGACCAATACCTGACGGAAAGAAAGCTCGAAACGCACCTTAAGCGTGCTGCAAAGAATGGTATTTTCCTCTCTGAAGGCTTCGTTGCCATCCTTTGGGATGCGCAGGCTGGAGAAGACGCAGGGCCTTCCCCTGACAGCATTGATGCTTTGATGGCTGGCGAGCCCGTGCCTACCGTCAAAAGCGGCGACATTCTCAGCATTCCATTGGGGCCCTTGGACGTCATCCGAGATATTTGCGCCACAAGCTGGGATGCGATGGAGTGGGTTGTCATTCGCACCTTCGAAAATAAGTTTGAGCTCGCAGCGCGCTACCCCGAAATGGCTGATGCTATTTTGTCGAAATCAGACAGAAGTGAAACCGAGGGCTTAGGCTACTTTGGGCGTCGAAACGTTACCGAGCTCGTCGCACATTACACCTTTGTACATAAGAAGACTCGGGCATTGCCTCAAGGCCGCTTGGTACAACTTCTTGATGCTGATTGCGTATTGTTTGACGGTGGCTCGCCTTATTCTGACTTGCCTGTTTACCGCGTTGTGCCTGATGAAATTGAGGGTACAGCGTTTGGTGACACTCAGCTGTGGGATTTGATGGGGCCTCAAGATGCGATTAACGCTATTGATTCCACCATCATCACCAACGAGTTGGGCCGCGGAATCGGCAACATTCTGGTGCCCAGGACGGCCAACATTTCCGTCGAAGCCCTTTCGTCTTCGATGAATGAAGTAAAATACGACGGACAGCAAAAGCCAGAGCCCCTGATGTGGCCTGCGACACCTCCTGAGTTTTTCGCCTACAAGCGCGAGAAAATCAGCGCCATGGAAGTGCTTTCAGGCGTTAACAGCGTTGTGCGCGGTAGCCCTTCGCAAGCGGTGGGTGCTGACGCCTCGGGCGCTAAGCTTACATTCATTCAAGCGCAGGCAGTCCAAAGCAACAGCAACCTTGAAAAGTCTTACGCCGACTTAGTGCGCGACGTCTGTTTGGCCATTTTGCACCGCTTCCGTGACTTTGGTGGGCAATTTCCGCGAATGGCACGTATGGTGGGCAAGGCCTCAAGCTTTATGGTGAAGGAGTTTACAGCCGACGACTTAAAAAGCATCGAGCGCGTGAAGGTGGACGTTGGAAGCCCCGTTATGCGTACAGTGTCGGGCCGCATGGCTATTGCTGATAAGCTTGTCGAAATGGGCGTTATTAACCCACAGGTACCAGGCGCGGCCGAGCAGTACCTGATGTTAGTGAAGGCGGGCACATACGAGCCAATGATTGAAAATAGCCAAACCCAGCAAATGCGCATTCGCATGGAGAATGAGCGCTTGATGGAAGGTGGCGAGGTTAGGGCCTTGGTGTCTGACCCACACTGGCTTGAAATTTCTCAGCACTTGGCGCTTTTGGACAACCCCAGTCTCCGCGAGGCTACGCCCGAAAACGAAGCAATTCAGGCGGCGGTGCTGTCTCACGTTCAGACGCACATTGAGTTTATGCGTACGGCAGACCCCTTGCTTGTCGCCCTTCGAGGTGGCCCCCAGGCAATGCAGCTTCTGCAGCTCGCCCAACAGCCACAGGCAGCAAGCCCCGTTGAAGCGCCCCCAGCGCCCAATCCTGACACGGGCGGAGGCGAAGTGGTTAACGTAGAGGCCTCACGCGGAAACATGCCTGGCATGCCTTCCATGCCCCGTAGGCCTGACACAGGACAAGTCGCAGAGTTACCCGCAACACCCCCAGGAGTCGCATGAGTGAAACCACAGCCGCGCCGGTTGCCCCCTCCAGCAATGGAGTTGCAGCCCCCGCGAAAGTCGAAAACAAGCCCGTCGTCAATGCCACCACCACGCCCGAAGGTGAGGCTAAGGCCAAACCAGAGCCCAAGAAGCTGAAAATCCGCGACTTGGAAATGGATGAAGAGGCCGCCTACAAAGAAATCCAAAGGGCGCGCCACACCAATAAGCTGCTTTCCGAAGCCCAGAAGCGGGCCGAAATGGCAGACCAAAAGGAAAAGGCGCTGGCAGCGAAGACGGAGAAGTACAAGCAAGACCTAAACGCCTTGTTTGAAGACTTGGGCCTTGATGACGCTACGGCGGCAGACCTAGCAGCGAATTACATCTACAAGAAGCAGATTCTTCCATCTGAAATGTCGCCAGAGCAAAAGCGCGTGGCAGAGTTGGAGGCGCGCCTTTCTCAGTACGAGGAAGAGAAGAAAACCTTCGCCCAGAGACAGGAAGAAGCCCAGAGAGCCCAAGCTATTCGAGAAGAAGGCGAACGCCTACAGGCTGAGTTGATTCAGGCAGCTAAGGCCGGAAAGATTCCAAATACTCAGTACGGAATGCGTAAAATAGCCTCAAAGATGCTTGAATTGGAGGAAAGAGGCCTTTCGGTGCCTCTTGAGCAGGTAGCAGCAGCCGTCAGGGAAGAATCGGGCCGTGAGTTTGGCGAAATTGCCGCATCTTCTGACGTTTCCGAGCTTCGGGAGTGGCTGGGAGACGCCAATTTTAAGGCCTTTTCCAAGAAAGTTTTGGATTATTTCTTAGGACAGGTACAATCCACCAAAACCAATACGAAGCCCCCGTCACCTGGAAACACCACTGCTACGGCGTCGCAACGAATGACGCCGGAAGAATACTTACGCCGTTTGGAGGGTAGAAAATGAAACGTTTATTTGTAGCTTCTTTGTTTATTGCTTCGCTGGCTTTTGCAGCCGTTAACGTTTGGGTGGGCACCTTTGCCTCGACGGACACTTCAGCGCCGACGTCTTCTTCTGATGGTGTGTCGCTGGTGAAGTCGGAAGGCCTGCGCATTATGGTGTGTGCACCCGTCGGAAACACCGTAAGCGGTGGCACCCTTCAGGCTTGGTACTATGACAACCCGTTTGGCGCTTGGGTGCGTACTCCTGAATTGGATATTCCAGTGCCTTCAAGCAGCGGCCAGCGTTGTGTAAACTTTGGTGACTTGCAACCATTGGTGAAGGAAGGCCGCGCACTGTGGAAGCCCTCAGGCGTTGTTGATTTGAACGGTGCGACGCCTCAAAGCCCAGGTGTAATTACCGTCCGTGTTTCTACTGGGGTGTTTCAATGAAAATCCACAAGTTATCGGCCTATGGGTTAGGGGCATTTGTCCTGACTTTTGGCGCCACGCTGGCCTTCGGGCAGGCGCGGGTGCCGTATACGAGACCGCCATATATCATCACGCCTGGCAGCATTCAAACGTCGGCGAGTGGTGATCAGTTTATGTGTACTTCCACGACAGCCACATGTGAGGTTGAATCAAGCGCAAGCGCAGCTACCATGACAGCCACCGTGCCGGCTTTTGATATTGGCCCCACGGCGACTCCTGGAGCTAATGACCGCTTGGCTTGCTTTTCTTATGGGCCGTCTGGCAGCAAAACAAGAGTGGCATGCGTAGATGTTGAAGGCGATATGACCGCAAATGCCTTAAATATTGGAACAACGACGAGTCAAGCAAGGCTCCATGTACTGACAACAACGACTGATTTTGGGCCCAATTCTTATGGGTTGGGGCATGCCGTATTTGGAACAAATTCACTAGCAGCTGGGGGTGGCGCAGTATATCTGTCCTACAATACGTCCGCCAATGAAGGCATTATTGGCGCTCTCGACCCAAGCAATGCTTGGCGACCTTTGACGCTTTCTGCTTCGGAATGGAAATTCCGACAAGCTGGA